GGCATTTTATCGTCATGCCGACGCCCATCGGGCGACCGTGCTTACGCGACCCACGGATGGCCCTTGCGATGTAGCTAATAACAGCCAGGCCAACAAGACATAAACGTCCTGCGCACTAATGTCTTGCTAACCTGCTAACGAACTTGGTAGGTCCGTACTGCACTATCTACACCGCAGTGGCCATCCATGGGGACGCGCATCGCGGCCGCCGTGGGGAGCGGATACGCCGCCTCGGGTAGTTTTTGATGAGGTCCTACCGAGACCGGGGCGGGGGTGTGTATTTTTCGGCCAAATCGGGGAGCATATCGAGGATCGCCTGGCGTTGTTCACTGGCGGTTGGCCACCAGAACCCGGCATCCCCAGGATGACCAACTACGTGCCCCATTGAATAGGACTCGTAGTACTCGTGCCATATGTCCGGCAACAGATCCCGAATCCACGTTTCGGTGATCTGGCCGATGCCCTCCCGGTTGTCGAAGTAAGCCTCCAGCAGCAGTTGTGTCTCCACATTGATGCCAAAGGCTCGCTCGACTAGGTCTCGGCTGCCCGGACCCGGGACGCCGCGCGGAGTTGGAGTTATCAGTTCCTTCTCCACGAGCTCCCGCATCCAGGCCCCGATTGCCCGCGCATCTTTTATCCGACGTACGTCCGCCCCGGACGTCACACGCAGTAGGTAGTGGGCCAACGCCGTTACTACCGGACATGCGCGATATTGGTGAGCAAGCGAAAGTGCCTTACACCGCAGGAGAGCTTTCAATTTGCCACTTCTGGCATTCACGTACTCCCGTGATGTCCACGCAAAAGTAGCAAGTACCTTGCGGGGATCTGTGACGACCTCTTGGTCAGTCTCGTCGAACACGAGACCACAGAAAGACATTTCTGCGAAACTAGCAAAAGTCTCGATCTTGATCAGAAATCCTACGTCAGCGAAATCCTGCGCTGTAGGCACCTGTCCTTCTCCAGAACAGGCGTTGTCGTCCCCTTCGACGACCAATTGCACGTTTTTGAACCCAACCTTCTCACACACATGGTATACTATACACATAGTCGTCCATCCATTACCTAATGATGTGCACATTTCGCCACTCATCCTGGTCGCCTCCATATGAGCCCGAAAAGCGTCGGACTCTATATAGTTCATTCCCATAACGTACTTATCGAATTGCTTCATAAATTCGTCATGTTCTGGCAACTTTGATGTCATATAGTCGTACAATTGACGCTCACAATTCATCATTACCTCTCGGGTGAACAATGACTCGTAAGCGACAAAGTCGCTATTGAAAAAGGTGACACCTGCGCGGTTTAACCTTTCAGTGATGTACTTGGCCCTATCTTTGACCGGCACATGTTTGATAAATTCGGGTAACTTGTATACCTCCTCCTCTATGCGAGAGAAAATTCGGCCGAACCGCACCTTCATCTCGTCCTTGCGCGCATTGATGCCTCGTGCTTGCTTAAATTCGAGGTACCCCTCGTCCTTAGTAAAGAACTTCACCGTGGCCTGTGCGTACGTCGCTGGGCCGTACTCTACCACTAGCTTGTTCACAAGCTCCAATTCATCTTTGCGCCACTTGGGTTGATTGATTTTCCTTAGCCATGTCTCCACCGACACGTCGGTGTCATAGTCCAAGGGCGTCAGCCTGCTGTCCAACAGATTGCATACCGTCTGCCCAACAGCGGCCATGGCCCCCGGCTTAGGCTTCGGAGGTTGGAAGGCGGATCGTGTCAACACAGCACCAACTTTTGTGATCCCATCTTTCAGATCGGGCTTTGGTAAGCTCGTAACATGGGGACCTAGGCTAACGGCCACTGGCCGGCGTACCTGATAACTCCTTAGCAAACTTGTCCTATACTTCAAGCCGAGGCTTGGTTTTATTCCCGTTCGCATTGGGAGGTCTCGGTCACCGACGCAGTAACCGTACAGCACTATCCGCATTAATTGGTGCTGCGGGGAAAAGGCAGGCTAGCCACCCTCTCCTTGTGAGACTTGATTAACCCGTATGCCACGAGTTTGGTATTCTCCACCACGTTCTCACTAGTGTTGTCGATCCTATTAATACACACCGCGTGAAGCGCCTTACAAGACGCGGTCAATGC